GTGTTGGTATGGGTAAGGCTGATGGACTTGGCTTACGCGAAGCTTCACACGCTGGTAAATACGATGGTCGTTTAGGTGAATTAAAAGGCGGTTCTAAAGAACACGAGTGCTATTCACACAAACGCGTAGAACACGAACAAGACAGTATGTAATAAAACGAAATCCCAACCAGCCCTAGCCTGATTGGGAGTTTCTAACCAAATATTAATGGAGGTAATAAGTGGCTGTATTAAATTCTAAAGAAATTTGCAAGTCTTGTAAATTCTTTTCTTTTGGCGATGTATTAGGAATGTGCCATCGCTATCCTCAAGCATTAAATAAACACGAAAACAATTGGTGCGGTGAATACATTGAAGATGAATCACGCATTAATATTGAATTTGTTGAGCCTAAACCTATACAAGAACCTAAAGCTAAAGGCAAAAAGAAATGATTAGACCCTTTGCAGACAAGATTTTAGTAAAACCATTAGAGCGTGAAGATAAGTCAGCAATACCTGGCTTTGTTTACGCTGAAGAATACAATACAGGCGTTGTAGTAGCAGTTGGCCCTGGTAAAAAGATCAAAGAAGGTAAATATGATATTATGCCTGTATCTGTAGGTGACCGAATTAGATTTGGCACTATGGGTAAAGACGAATATCTTAAATTTCAACCAGTCATGGATAATGGCGAGAAATATCTTATTATGTCATGGCAAGATGTAGCATTTATAGAGGAAAAGGAATAAAATTATGCCACTAAAAAAATCAACAAGCAAAGAAGCTTTTAAATCTAATATTAAAGCTGAAGTAAAAGCAGGTAAGCCTATTAAACAGGCAGTTGCAATTGCCTACAGCGAGAAGCGTGAAGCAGGTAAAAAGAAGAAAAAGTAATATATCACTTTTTTACATTTAATTATTAACTAGGAGTCAATCATGGCCATTAAGTTGGAACTTGAAATCAAAGAAGTAGAATTATTATTAGCAGGTCTTTATAAACTACCTATGGAGTTTGCTGAACCTGTAGTCGCTAAAGTTAAAGCGCAAGGTATTCCACAAGCGCAAGCTCAAGCAGCAGAAACACCTGTAGAAGTTACACCGGTAGAACCATTGCCTGAAGAACCACAAGTCTAATGCAAATCGAACAGAGGTTGCTATCGGATTTAATTCCGTATATCAACAACTCTAGGAAACATTCAGACGATCAAGTTGCACAAATTGCAGCTTCAATTAAAGAGTTTGGATGGACTAATCCTATATTAGTTGATGGCGATAACGGAATTATTGCAGGTCATGGTCGTATTATGGCGGCTAAAAAGCTAGGCATGACTGAAGTTCCTGTTATTGAGTTAGCACATCTATCTAAAGAACAACGCAAAGCATTAATCATTGCAGACAATAAACTAGCCTTAAACTCCGATTGGGATACAAACCTATTAGCTATTGAATTACAGGATTTAAAAGATTTAGACTTTAATCTTGATTTAACAGGATTTAGTTCTGAAGAATTAGATGCAATATTGAATATTGTAGAAGAAACTGAAGGATTAACGGATGAAAATGAAGTTCCTGAAATTCCTGAAGAACCTATAACAAAGCCAGGCGATATATATCAATTAGGCAATCATCGTTTAATGTGTGCAGATTCTACTGACATTGAAGCTGTAGAAATGCTATTGGAAGGCGATGAAATAGACTTTTTATTCACAAGTCCACCTTATAACGCTGGCGACTCTGAAAAATTATCAGGGAATACCCATACAACAGATAACAAATATGGAATGTATCAAGACAATAAGTCTAAACACGAATATTACGACTTATTATGTGGATTTACTAATGCTTGGATACATTTTACCAAATGTATGGTTGTAAACATCCAACAATTAGCAGGAAACAAGATTGCTGTCATAGAATATCTAAATCAATACAAGAATAACTTTATTGACATGGCTATTTGGAATAAAGGACACGCAGCACCGGCAATGGCAGAAAAGGTTATGAATTCATGCTTTGAATACATGATATTCCTATCGTCACAAGAAAATCCGTCACGAGCAATACCTTCTGCACAATTTAGGGGCACAATTAAGAACGTTTATGATGGCGCACCCAATAGAAACAATGAATTCTCTAAAGTTCATGCAGCAACCTTTCCAATTGATCTTCCTGAATGGGCTATAACATCCTTTACAACGAATGGTGCTATCGTAGGTGATTGTTTTGGAGGAACAGGAACGACAATGATTGCTTGTGAAAAGTTAGGAAGAAGAGCAAGATTAATGGAACTTGATCCCAAATATTGTGACGTAATCGTTAAAAGATGGGAAGATTTCACAGGTAAGAAAGCAGAATTAATACAAAATGAGCTATAAAAGATGGTTTATTGTATTTAAGCACGATCAATCACCATTAGATGAGTGTATATTTACACATAAGGCTAAAGCACAAGCTAAATTGGATACTTTAAGCAATAAGAATAAGCTAGATGTGGCTCAATTAGAATTTACTTTAACAAAGATAGTAACAGTTTGATTAAAAAGACATTATTTTAAACACTTTACGCCAATAAAAAGATGCTAGAACACGTTCCTACCGATAAGACAAAAGAGCAAGTATTAAGCGCTTCAGGGCTTGGATTGCCTCAATTGCAAATAGCTGCATTGTTAGGCATATCTGATGTCACATTGCGTAAGCATTACGAGAAAGAATTAGCTGTGGGTAAAGCGACTGCATCTGCTAACGTGGCTAAATCTTTATACAATAAAGCCTTATCAGGTGACACGACTGCTGCAATATGGTGGACTAAAGCCCAAATGGGTTGGGGTGAAACCAATACCACTAAATTTGGTAACATTGATGGCACGCCACTTGAAGGCATACAAGTTACCTTTGTAAAGTCAGATGGATCAACAACAACTTAAAGATGCAATAGCCAGGGTTCAGTTTCCTTATAAACTTAATTGTCTATTTGAACCTAAAGAATCACGTTACCGAATATTGTTTGGTGGCAGAGGCGGTGCAAAGTCTTGGGGAGTTGCAAGAGCTTTACTTATAAAAGGCGCTAAAAAACCTACTCGTGTATTGTGCGCTAGAGAGTTTATGACATCTATTAAAGATTCGGTGCATAAATTACTATCAGATCAAATCATTGATATGGGTTTAGATGGCTTTTATGAAATTACTCAAAACTCTATTCGTGGAGTAAATGGCACAGAGTTTGCTTTTGTAGGCTTAAAGAACAATATTGCTAATGTAAAGTCGTTTGAAGGTATTGACATAGCATGGGTAGAAGAAGCTCAAACTGTATCAAAGACTAGTTGGAATGTATTAATACCAACTATCCGTAAAGAGTTATCAGAAATATGGATAACATTTAACCCTGAATTAGAACAAGATGAAACTTACCAACGCTTTGTAGTTAATCCACCTGAACACGCTGTTGTTCAACGTATTAATTGGAACGATAACCCTTGGTTTCCTGAAACATTACGATTAGAAAAAGATGCGTTAAAGAATCGTGACCCTGCTGCATACAATAATGTATGGGAAGGTTTATGCCGACTTACCGTTGATGGCGCTATCTTTGCTAATGAAATGAATATGGCAGAGCTACAAGGTAGAATTACAACAGTGCCTTACGATGCCACCAAACCTGTTCATGCAGTCTTTGACTTGGGATGGGCAGATCACACAGCTATTTGGTTTGTGCAATTCATAGGCATGGAAACAAGATTAATCAATTATTTGCAAGATACGCAAAAAACTATGAACCATTATTTGCAAGAACTGCAAAAATTAGGCTATGTTTACGACACTATTCACTTACCACATGATGCAGAAAGCAAAAATATTGCGTCTAATGGTCGTTCTATTGACGATATTGTAAGAGCCGCAGGATATAAAACTAACATTTTACCTAGAGTTCCTGTGGTGGATTCCATAAACGCTGCACGAACCATATTCAGTTCTTGTTATTTTGATAGAGAAAATTGCGCAGATGGGTTACAATGCTTGCGTCATTACCGATATGAAGTTGACCCTGATTCAGGTCAATTTAGTAGAACGCCACTCCATGATGTTTATTCACATGGAGCTGACGCATTTAGATATATTGGATTAATGATTCAAGATAAAAAAGAACGTAAAACTCAAAAACAAACTTACACTCCTGGCGTAAGCTGGATGGGATAGAACATGGCAAAACGAAATAAAACTCAAGTTGTTGATAATGACCCAAGAATCCAAGATGCGATTCAATTCTTACAGTTTGCTAATGAAGCAGACCAAATGAATAGAAGTGAAGCGTTAGAGGATTTAAAGTTTGCAGCAGGTGACCAATGGCCTGTAGAAATACAAAACAGTAGAGTTTTAGAAGCAAGACCATGTTTAACAGTCAATAAAGTTGATGCGTATTGCCGTCAACTCACTAACCAAATGCGTCAACAACGCCCTCGCATGAAAGCGCATGGCATGAATAATGAAACAGACGCAAAGATGGCCGAGATCATTACAGGTATTTTCCGTCACATTGAAGTTCAATCAGATGCAGACCAAGCCTATGATAAAGCTGGTGACTTTGCAGTAAGAATGGGTTGGGGATATTGGCGTGTAACTACAGATTATGTTCGTGACGATTCATTCGATCAAGAAATCTACATTAGAGCTATTGATAATCCTTTCACAGTTTACTTTGATCCTAATTCAGTTATGCCTGATGGATCAGATGCAGAAAAGGTATTAATTACCACAGTTATCTCTAAAGACAATTTCAAGAAAATGTATCCCAATGCCGAAGTTGAGCAAGGATTCACAATGCGAGGCACAGGCGACACTAATCCTGAATGGGTTATGAAAGAGGATATTAGATTAGCTGAATACTTTTACACAGAACGCACACCGATTAAATTACATTTACTATCTGACGGCACAACAGTTAAGTCATCAGAATTACCTAGTCAAGAATTATTAGATCAAGCAGGTATTTCAATCGTTGAAACTCGTGATTCATACGAGAAAAAGATTAGATGGTGCAAACTAACTTCTATGGAAGTATTAGAAGAAGGCGAATGGGCAGGTAAATATATCCCTATCGTGCCTGTTTATGGTCAAGAAACTGTAGTTGAGAACAAGAAAAAGAAATTTGGTATTGTAAGAATGGCCAAAGACCCACAAAGAATGTATAACTTTTGGCAAACATCTTTAACCGAGTCAGTAGCTCTTGCACCTAAAGCTAAATGGTTACTCGCTGAAGGTCAAGACGAAGGCCATGAGAACGAATGGGCTATGGCTAACATTAAATCTATGCCTGTTTTACGCTATAAACAAACAGACATTGATGGTAAGCCTGCACCTGCTCCACAAAGATTACAACCTGAACCACCACCAGCAGGCATTATGGCGGCTGCTCAATCAATGACTACAGACTTAATGCAAGTTGTAGGTATATTTGACCCAGCACAACTACCAACAGGCAATATTTCAGGAAAAGCCCTACAAGGTCAGCAACAACAAGTTGATTTAACTAATTTCCATTACTATGACAACTTAACTCGTTCTATACGCCAAACAGGTCGCGTCATTTTAGATTTAATTCCAAAGATTTATGACCGCGAAAGAGTTATGCGCATCATTGGTGACGATGGAAAACCTGAAATCTTAACTATTAATCAATATGGCCAAGATGAAGAAGGCATTTATAAAATTCTTAATGATGTCACAGTAGGCGAATATGATGTGGTTATGGATACAGGCCCAGGCTACAACTCTAAACGCCAAGAAGCTGTTGATGCTATGATGCAATTATTTGCAGCAGACCCAGCTTTAATTCAACAAGCAGGCGATTTATTGGTAAGAAACATGGATTTCCCAGGTGCAGAAACTATTGCTGACAGATTAGCTGTAAATAACCCATTAGCTAAAGTGGATGACAAATCTAAAGTGCCACCAAGAGTTCAAATGGAATTACAAAAACTACAAGCTCAAAATCAACAAATGCAACAACAAATGCAACAAATGCAAATGTTTATTAAACAACGTCAAGACATTGAACAAGTTAAACAAGATAACGAAACTAAACGTGAACTTATGCGTGAAACAGGTAAAGCACATAATGTTGAGAAACAATTGGAAGCACGAGTCCACGATGTCAACACTAAAGCAGTTACCGCACAGAATAAGACTGAAATTGAAGCTATTATGGAGTTATTGCTACATCACATGGATACAGCACGTCTAGAACGTGAAATAGCTATGCGTAATGTAGAGCAACAATCTTCAGAATATGCAGCAGAACAATCTATTAAAGACCAATCGATTGCGCAATAAGTAATTTTGTAGTATAAAGGCAAAATATCTACCAATGGATTACATTGGGTAAAAATCTTGGAGTTATCCATGTCAGAGCAAGAAAAACAAGTAGCAAATGTATTAACTTCTGAAAATTCAGAAGCGTTTTACGCAAATAAGTTGGGTTTAGCTGAAGAAGCACCTGTTGAGGCTGTAGTTGAAGAAACTCCTACAGAGCCAGCAGAGGAAGCGAACGATCAGAGTGAACCGCAACCTGAAGAAACAAAAGAAACAAAAGCAACAGAAGAAAAGAAACAAAACCCCAAGCTTGAAAAGAGATTTTCAGAGCTAACGAAACAACGTGAAGAAGCGCGTAAAGAAGCGCAACGTGAACGTGAAGCTCGTGAGGCTTTAGAAAATCGTCTTAAAGAGCTAGAAGTAAAGGTCAATCCACAACCTGTTGAACAGGTAAATGCGAAACCTTCGCCAAGTCAGTTTAATGACGCGTTTGAATACGCTGAAGCATTAGCTGAATGGTCGGCTGAACAAGCTATTTTGAACAGGGAAAAAGCTGAAGCTGAACGTAAAGAACAAGAACAACGCCAAAGCGTTATTAAATCTTGGAATGAGCGTTTAGAAACTGTTAAGGCGGATTTGCCTGACTATGATGAAATGATTGCATCTGCATCCGACATTACTGTTAGCGATGAAATAAGAGATGCCATGCTAGAGTCTGAACAAGGCCCTAGAATACTATATCATTTAGCAGAAAATCCAGAGCTAGCAGAAAAGCTTAATTCCATGTCAAAAGTTAGCGCACTTCGAGAAATTGGGAAGTTGGAAGCAAGGTTTGAGGCTAAAGAAACACCAAAAGAAACGCCTAAAACTGAAGCTGAAACGAAACCTTCTGTAGCCAAAAGCAAAGCACCTGCTCCTATTAGTCCCATAAAGACAAGTTCTGCGGTTGCTGATGTTGGTGTAGGTTCTGATGGTGAATTCCATGGCACTTACCAACAATGGCGTGAATCGAGAAAAGCTGGGAAAATTAGGTAGTAGGCCATTAAAAATTTATAATTAAGGAAAAAAAATGGCTAATAATTTACTAACCATAAGCAAGATCACCAATGAAGCATTGATGGTCTTGGAAAATGAATTAACATTTACTTCAGAAGTTGATCGTAACTACGATGACCAATTCGCTGTTGTAGGTGCAAAAATCGGTAATACTGTGAACGTAAGACGTCCAGGTCGTTTCATCGGAACAACTGGCCCAGCACTTAACGTTGAAGATTTTAATGAAACTTCAGTTCCAGTAACATTATCAACACAGTTCCACGTTGATACACAATTTACAACACAAGACTTGGCATTATCTTTAGATATGTTTAGTGACCGTGTTCTTAAACCAGCAGTTGCAGCTATCGCTAACAAGATTGACCGCGATGGTTTAGTAATGGCTAAAAACAACACAGCTAACATCGTTGGCACAGCAGGCACACCTCCAACAGGTTTAATCACTTACTTAACAGCAGGTGCTTATCTTGATTCTGAAGGTGCTCCACGCGATGGTCGTAGATCATGTATCGTTGAGCCATTCACATCAGCAACTATCGTTGACAGCCTAAAAGGTTTATTCGTTCCACAAGAAGCAATTGGCGAACAATACCGTAAAGGTTTAATGGGTCGTGATTCAGGTGGTATGAACTGGAAAATGGATCAAAACGTTGTTTCACAACAATTTGGTTCATACGCTTCAGCAGTATTATCATGCAACGTAACAACAGCAACAGGTTTCTTGACAAGTGGTTGGGCGCAAAGCTCAAACATCACTATTGCAGCTACATCTGCAGCTAGTGCTTCATTAAACCAAGGTGATGTTATTACTATTGCTGGTGTATATGCAGTTAACCCACAAAACCGTCAAGCTTATGGTTCTAACAAGCTCCGTAACTTTGTTGTTAATTCACCTGTAACTATCAGTTCATCTGGTTCAGCTACTGTAAACGTTTCACCAGCAGTTATTACTGCAGGTCAATTCCAAAACGTATCAGTAACTTCAACTGGTTCACAAACAGTTACACCATTTAACAATACTGGTGCTGTTTCACCACAAAACATCATTATGCACAGAAATGCGTTCACATTAGCAGTAGCTGATCTTGAGTTACCTGATGGCGTTCATTTCGCAGGTCGTGCATCTGACAAAGAAATTGGTCTTTCAATGCGTGTTGTTCGTCAATACACAATTAACAATGACTCAATTCCTACACGTCTTGATGTTCTATACGGTTGGGCGCCACTCTACCCAGAGTTAGCTTGCCGAGTAGCAGCTTAAGTAATTTAACGGACAGGGGGGAGTAAAATCCCCTCTAATTAGAAAACAAAAAAAAGGAAAATTTATTATGGCGAATCCAGGCCCAGCAACCACCGTTGCAGCTCACCCATCCCAATTAGGCACTAATCAAGCTAATCGCTTATTAGCTGTCTACAAAGGTGTAAGCACAGCTGCAGCACAAGACTTTAACCTTCCTATTATCAATTCAACTACATATTCTGTTCAACAAATTGTAGTTGCAAATGCTAATAACGCAGGCGCAAGTGCAGACGTTCACACAGTAGTATTTGGTTTATATACTGCTCCATCACAAGGTGGAACAGCTATTTACACAGCGGCAGCTTTAACAGGCGTAACAGGCAACACAGTTACTGATGTTATCAGCCCAACTACAACTGCAGCACAAACTGCTCAAAACCTTTATGTAAACATTTCAACACCATTTGTTACAGCAACTGTTGATGTTTATGTATTTGGTTACGACTTAAGCTAGTAAACAATGTTTTAAAGAGAGAAAGCCATTTTTCGAGATGGCTTTTTCTTTATTTATAGTATAATTAACCAATCTAGTTTCTAGATTTCTTTGCAAAGGAAAAATCATGTCATCAACAACAGTTACTCGTGGAAATTCACACGAAACGTTTTATATATCAGCTTCATTAGCTCCAAGCGCTGTATCTTCAACATCATCTAACCAAACATTTACTGTAGCTGGTTTACAAACAACAGATATTATAATTCCTGTTGGTTATGTAGGCACACAAACAGCAGGTATTGCTTATGCTGAAGCAGAATGTTCTGCAGCTAATACACTTCAAATTCAATTTATTAATACATCAGGTTCTAGTGCAACTCCTGCTACTGGTAACTATGTATTACAAATTGTAAGAGCTGAAGGTCCATTACCTACTAACGCAGTTTAAGGATAAATCATGGCAAATACTTCAGTAATCCGTTTAGCTGGCCCTACAACGACATTAACTGTAACAACAAGCGAACATAGCTCTGTTACTATTAATGATTCGACTAACGACCAAGTAAACTACGCATCATTTTTAAATGCTGGCGCTTATCCATGTGCTATTAAGTTTACACCAGGCACAGCAACTGCTGCGGCTAATGCAGTATTTGCTACTGATGGAAACACAGGTGATTTTGTATTACCAGCTTTAATGGAAGCTCCAATTGTTTTAGCAGTTCCAACAACACCTTTTTATTTAACAGCAATTGCGTCAGGCGGAACAACAGCTTTATACGTTACACCAGTAGCTGACCAATCTTAAGGGAATTTAGATGTCTGATCCTGCAAAGACGATAGATCAGAATATTCTGCCTGTTCAGGCGTTATTCAATCTAGACAATACGTTTAATACGTTTATTGGGCAGGGTCAGCCATTCTATGCAACACTTAATCCTGTTCAATCAGGATTAACAATTACAAATAGCACGATTGATAGCACGACTATTGGTGCTACTACACCTTCAACAGGTGTTTTTACTAATATATCGACCACAACAGGTCAAATATCTACTACTCCATCTAGCAATACTGACATAGCTAATAAATTCTATGTTGATACTGTAGCGCAAGGTTTAGGCCCTAAAGCTGCTTGTCAAGTAGCAACAACAGCCAATATTACGCTTTCAGGCATACAAACTATTGATGGTTATACAATTTCCGCAGGCGATAGAGTTTTAGTTAAAAATCAGTCAACTTCTGCGAACAACGGAATTTATATAGCATCTTCAGGTGCTTGGTCACGTTCTACAGACATGGATGTATGGTCAGAAGTGCCAGGTGCTTATACAGTTATCTTAAATGGCACTACAAATATTGATACAGGTTGGGTTTGCATAGCATCAACCACAGGCACAATTGGCGTTACAGCAATGCCATGGGTGCAATTTTCTAATGTAAATACATATACCGCAGGAACTGGCTTAACTTTAGCGTCAAATCAGTTTTCTATTACAAATACAGGTGTTACTGCAGGTTCTTATGGCTCTGCTAACCAAACTTTAACCGCAAATGTTAATGCACAAGGTCAATTAACTAGCCTTTCTGCTTCAAGCATTGCTATTTCTAATAGCCAAGTATCAGGATTAGGCACTTTAAGCACCCAAAACGCTAATTCTGTAGCAATTACAGGCGGAAGTATCAACGGAACAACGATTGGCGCTTCTACGGCCTCTACAGGCGTTTTTACGACCCTTGGCGGCACAACTATTACTGCTTCAACACAATTTAGTGGCCCAGGCACAGGTTTAACAGGAACTGCAACAACATTAAACATTGGTGGAAATGCTGCAACAGCAACTTTTGCTACATCGGCAGGATCAGCTACAACTGCCACAACTGCTACAAACTTGGCAGGTGGAGCATCTAATTACTTACCATATCAATCTGCATCTAATACAACAACATTTTTAGCACCTAGCACAGGCGTTTTACAATATAACAGCGGATTATCATGGACTACAACACCAACATTAACAGGAACTAACTTTAGCGGTATTCCTAATGGCGCTTTATCAAATTCTAGTATCACCATAGGTTCTACATCTATATCTTTAGGTTCTACTGCTTCAACGCTAACTAGCGTAACAATGGCAACACCTACAATTTCTAGTTATGAAACTTATACAGCAACTTCAGCGCCAAGTTATAACGCAGGTCGTTTATGGTATGACAGCACTCAAAACGCTTTAGCTTATTACAATGATGTTACAAACAATACATTACATATTGGCGAAGAAATACAATTAAAAGTTTATAACAATACAGGCTCTACAATTAATGTAGGTCAACCTGTATATGTTACATCTACAAGTAGTGGATATACTTATCCTAATGTGGCTTTAGCTATTGCTAGTAGTTTATCAACAGGAAATGTTATAGGTTTAGCAAACCAAGCCATTCCTACAGGAACAGCAGGTTATGTTACAACTATTGGTTTAGTTCAAGGTGTAAATACTGGAAGCTATACAGTAGGCGATACTTTATATTTATCACCATATTCTGCTGGTTACTATCAAAATACAATTCCACCAACAGGTTATGCAATTAAATTAGGAACTGTAGCTTATGTAAATTCAAGTAATGGTGCAATTTACGTTAATAAAAGTATTTTAACTGTTCAAGCAGGAAACATTGTAGGCCAAGTGCCTTTAGCTAATGGCGGAACTAACGCTAATTTAACTGCTGTATCAGGTGGAATAGTATATTCAGGATCATCTGCACTAGCTATTAGTGCAGCAGGCACTACAGGTCAATTCTTACAATCTAATGGCACAAGCGCACCTACATGGGCTACACCTGTAAGCTATGCAAGTGTAAC